AAGTCAGCCATTAGGAAGCAAATAATTTTTGACTCTCTCTATTTTAAACAGTTCATCAGGCAAAAGCTCATGTGGATACGGCTCCAACACATGATCTTTGCGACCTAGAGGATCAGTGCCTCCGGCTTCAGCCTTATAGGCGTCAAGATAATCAAGCATATCTTGACTGTAAGCAGGAGCGTGTGCGTTAGGGATATCGTCGTAACAATGAGAGAACGATGTGAGTTTACGCTTCATGCGGGATGGATCTCCCATCCAAGAAAAATGCCACCCGGCGTCACAGTTGCCTACAACAACGTCATTAGGGTTACGGCGTATCTCCGATAAAGTCTGATCCAGATGCTCGTGGAGAACAACGGTACCGCACGTCCAGTTAGTAGGAGGTTTCGACACGTCACGATCTGGATCTACAACACGTAAGTCCGCCCTCCCGTAGAACATAGGCATAGACAGTCGGACACAACGAGAAGGATCTGCTTTAGCAAGATCAACAGCTTCTAAAAGTGCTTCGGGTTTAGGGATCTCGTCTACGTCGCTAAAGAAAAACGCAGAATCCGGGGGAGTCATCCTCATACCCACAGCGAGTGCGTCCCTTTGGGAGTACTCACGGACCCAGGGATTCGGAGCGACATCCGGCGGAGGCAGCTCAACATGAAGCACCTGAATTTTTTCCTCAGGCAACCCAAGTTTTCTAATTGTCTCTACGCAAGTAAATTCTTTTTTATCGCCTTTAAAAGTACGATCTGCGTCTGTAATGATAAAACCGTCTACAATATCTTTAAGCATATTGACGCGGAGCTCTAGGAGCTCCTTTTCGTCAAAATAGAGGAAACAGTCGAATAGCACTGCCAACTAAGAAGCTGACAGTATATTAACCCATACTCTGATCAGGAGCACCGTTGCCGGCGCGAACAGCAACCTGTTCCTGAACCCGGCGGTTAGCACGTGTTTTTTGCATTAGCTCCCGTTTCATATCCTCAGTAGGATCTCCCGTAGGGCTAAACTCATCCTCAAACACACCGTAAGGTGCGTTCATAGGGGGCACCGGGGAGTTATAAGCTTGATCTTCAAGCTGACTAGAGTATCCGTCAATTCGCATACCAGCTCTCTGAGCTTTTATCTGACGCTGCGAAGCTAATTCTTGAGCATTAAAAGCTCGGGTAAATAAGTCACCAGCTTCGAGAAACGGATCAGCCATTTTTTGAAGACTTTCTTCTAATGTACTCGGAAGCGCGACGACGTGCTTCGCGTGCTTTAGCTGTATTAGCAACCTGCGTATTTACAGGTTTATTGCCAGCCGTAGCGCGTTTCTTCTTTTCGTCCGTCTTACGACGTTCCTCAGGACTAAGTGATGCCCACGCTGCACGTGGTAGGTACCGCTCAGTCCGTCCTTTTTCGCGTGCAAGATCAGCCAAGGCCACCCATCATTGCTTTAGCTGCTGCCGCTCTAGCAAGCATTTCGTTCTTAAGAGGGTTAACTAAACCCTGAGCAATCGCATCGGACTTTGAAGAGCTTTTAATCGCTTTAATCAAATCGTCAGCGTCCCCTAGAACTCGTTCCCGAAAAGTTGAGCCTCCGGCTAGGTAGTTAATGAGGTCTTGAGTTTCCATAGTCAGTTTTTTTTAGACTTTTCGTACTCTTCGCGTGTCTGCCAGTCTTCTTTAGACCAACGACTTAAACGGTTGCTAGAGGATTTTTTACCTGCGTAAGTACCGCCCGCTTCTTTATAGTACTTGGTCGCAAGCTGCATCGCTCGTGCAGAATGACCGCCCAATTTCTTGCGAGCCTTGGCTTTTGCCGCCGCCCACTTTTTAGGATCACGTTTTTTAGCGATTTCGGCCATCAGTACAGCACAAACACGCCTTCGACATCACCGCTAATTAAAGCAGTACAAGATAAAGGATATAAAACATCGCCTGCTAAGTTACCGGCCACGGCAACTTGACCAGGAGCGTCAGTTAGCTCAACAGCTAAATACCCCTTACCCGCATTAGAGCGAGATTGAATAAAAATAGCTCGGCAAGCCGGAAAATTAATTCGTCCGTTTCCCGAAATAACTGCCCCAAAACCACTGGAATATGGAAGACTTGCAGTCTGTCCGTAGACAGATCCAAACGCTCTTACGTCCATGAGTGATTTGTTTTCCTACATTATAGGTTCACTATTCGCTTTCTTCGTTCAATCTGTCCAAATACCATTTGGCTTTCTGTAAGTCTTGAGTTTTGTTCTTGAACTCTGTGCGCCACAAATATTTGATTACGTTACCTCGGCAATAGGCTTTGAAACCTTCTTGACCGAGAGCAGCTTTTATCGCTTCGATACACTCAATACCCCCCTGCATATAATGAGCTGGGTGATTTACAGGATCACTAGACTGAGTTGAATCAGTAGAGTCTTCCCATTTCTTGTGTAGTAAACCGTCGTAGTCTACACGCATCATTTTTAAGTAAAATCGGTTGGTAATTTTGACCGTTCAGAACATAGCACACGAAAACATCTGTGTACAGTCTATTAAATTATTAGATTTCTTAAGAAGCTCTTTAGTGTATTTTGTATCATCGTGTTTAATTAAACAGCAATCATGCGGCACGTATCTACCGTCTCGCTCTACCACAGGGATCCAACGGCGGTGTTCGTGCCCTCGTGGGACGCTCTCGAAAGCTAAACCCATGGAACTACGGTCTGCTAAAGGCCAGTTACGAACCCCAACAAGCTCATAACTTCTAACGGGGTCCATACTTTGACTCTTAACGTATTTAACAGCATCTTGTTGATCTAAAATCATCGCTCCGTAGTATGGATTTGATACCTGAGCGAAAAATTTGATTTCGGGATCAACAACCAACATCAGTTTTACGTTGAAACCGATGTCGTGCCAAACATTCGGTGTTTCCCGCGTCAGGGAGAACGTGTGGTAGTTATCGAAGGGGATTTTTTTGCCGTCGTGCTCCTCATATCGGACAAAACCAGGCTCAAAACCCGCCTCACTTAACCTGTTTTTCCATCTAAACCAGTATTTTAAATTTTCGTAGGTCAAAATCATATCGTTCTCCTGATAAACGTAAAAATCTGCTGTGTAGTTCATGCACGCTAAAACAAGATCAGTTTTATGCGCCCAGGTAAGCTCCCAACCCGAGTATTCAGGCCCACAAACTTTGATATTGATATCTAATTTAGAAAAATACGGATCTAGAACACTTTTTAGCGTATCTACATCATTTTCTGATTCATAATCCACATAGATGTTTATTTTTACCTCTAAGTCATACTCTAAATAAGCTTTAATTGTGTTAATTAAGCAATTTATGCGGTTTAAAGGTTTGTGAGCCGTAATGGCGACCCACATTCGCGAACCAGAAAGCGAAGAAGAGTGAGTTTTCATCAGTATTCGATCGAAAAATTGCCTCGGCGCTGTAAAAAGGTAATCAACCAAGTGTATGCGTCTAGCAAATCGTCATGAGCTGTAGCACCAACGTTAATCAGTTGGTCAAATAACGCATCAAACTTACGATACTTATTAAATGTCACTCTTTTATTCTCTAGTAGTCCAAGCGTGCCCCTAAATCTAGCAACTTTATCCCCTCGGAAACCCTTGACTTCGTGAATATGCAGATTACTTAAACCACGCTCGTTCAACAGAACACGGCGAAGGTCAGCAGCCAGGGACGCTTGGTATGCAACAGACTCAACTACAAGGGTCACCGTGGAATACGTCGGGAAAAACTGTCCATCCTGCTGAATCAAAATGCCCCACTCCAAAAGCATGTCGCACAGAAGGTCTATTTTCTCAAGGTTCCCAATAGAACGACACTGGTGAGCATCAATTATGTAGTAGTTATCCTTAAGTCGCCCACCTAGCACAAACGCTGTGTAGTCGCTTGTTTCATTTTTACTGGCGGAGAGGTCAATTCCCACAGCTAAGGAATCAAACTCAGTAACAACTTCTCCCTTAACAAGTAGATCTGGCGAAACGACCAGATCAGAAGTCATCACTGGTTGCTGTTGGTACTGGTAAGCAAAAGCAACGGGGTCAAGTTCTTTCTGTCCAAGTAGATAATCCGCACTCCATTGTTCAGGCCAGTAACTAATCGGGTCACCTTTATCGTCGTACGTAATAGCTTCTTGTGTCACTTGTTTCCATCCTTTATCCGGAACAAACATCGTTTTATGGATGTCCAACGGATGGAATCGAGTACCCAGGCAGATAGACCGGCCGCCCTCAAAAATAATTGGAGCGATAACTGAACTCCAGTTATTATTCATCTCTTCCCGAATCGCCGGGTTTTTAATATCCGCACTCGATTTAATAGGGTCATCCACAATCACAATGTGTGCACGTTTTGACGTAATCGAACCTCTAAGCCCCGCAGCACGCAGTGTAAATTCTTCGTCACCCAGACGCGGAATATCTGCGTAATCAAAATCGATAGACCAACCGATATCCGACTGCATCCCCGAACGCAGTTTTACGCGGGGGAAAACTTTACGGTACTCAGGGGAGTCGATGATCTGCTTAATAATTCTACTTTTAGGAATTGCCGTAGCAATGTTATAAGAACAATAAATTATTTGAAGTGGTCTTTTAGCTGTCGTGTGTCTTCCAATTATCCACGCTGTAAACAAGTTCAACACGGTACTTTTCGCGCTACCGCGTGGGGCGAGGATATCTAAATTCTGCCCGGCAATATCTAATAAGTATTTGTTCGACTCGCCCGTAATTAAATGACGGTGCCACTCCAACATATGACGCGCAGGAGTCTTATCTAGAATAGTACAGAACGTATGAAAGTCATTAGACGCACGGCCGTATATTGTGTCTAAGGCACCATCTCGTGACTCAGATGCTTTTTTTGCATTGATCTGAGCACTTCGACGATAAGCAAGCGATTCGCGGCTAGGCATATCAACAAACTGACAGTACTGCTATATTGATTGTACTAGAAACCACAGCCAAACATGGCGAAAATTCTTTGGTATGGAGACGCTTGTAGTAACACTGGATTTGGTCGAGTAACTCATAGTGTACTAGAGCACTTAGCAAAAGAACATGAAGTCTGTGTGCTCGGTATTAATTACACAGGTGATCCTCATGAGCACCCGTACAAAATCTACCCTGCGTGTGCTGGAGGTACACAGGATCGCTTTGGTGTAAATAGAATCCCAGAAATACTCCACAAAGAACGTCCTGATGTCGTTATCTGTTTAAACGATATCTGGATTGTCAATCAATTCTGGGAGCGTTGTCAGTTCCTTAAAGATGACCTGAAATTCAAGTTCATCGCCTACTTCCCCGTGGACAGCGAAAGCTATTACCCGGACATGCTTCAAAACATGCCCTTCTGGGATTTAGCGATTACGTTCACTGTTAACTGTGCACACAGAATCCTTTCCCATAAGATCAATATCCCTCGGCTAGGTGTTCTCCCCCACGGGGTGGACAACGGCAGATTTTATCCAATTTCAAAGGAAGAGGCCCGTCAGGAACTGGGCCTCCCTTTAGACAAATTTATCGTTTTCAACGGTAACAGGAATCAACCTCGCAAACGTATCGATCTAACGATCCAAGCTTTCGCTGACTTCGCGATCGATAAACCCGACACCATGTTGTATTTGCACATGGGAGCAAAAGACCTTGGGTGGGACGTAATGCCTCTGTTCCACAGGGAAATGAACAAACGTGGACTGGATGACAAGCATCGATTGATCCTGACATCCCCAAATATGAATTATATGGATGCACCTCCGGATAGCCTGCTGAACACGATTTACAACGCGTGTGATGTCGGCTTAAATACGGCAGATGGTGAAGGGTGGGGTCTTGTAAGCTTTGAAAATGCGAGCTGCCGCAAACCTCAAGTTGTCCCCAACCACACCGCATGTAAGGACATTTGGGAAGGCGCAGCTCAGCTCGCTGATATTGCCACGTGGGTTGTCGATAAAGACCTCGGTGTCGAACGAGGTCTTGTTGATGTCAAACACACCGCTCACCTATTAACGGAGCTGTATGAAGACGAATCAATTTACGCCGAAGTCGCGGACGCCTGCTACGCCGTTACTCAACGTCCTGAATACCGCTGGGAATCTGTCGCTATGGGATTCTCTAAAGCTGTCTCTGATCTTTCTGTTTGAGTCATGCAAACAACACATCGTTTTTTCCACGCTTACAGCGACGTTCTTTTCCCAGTTCGACGAGAAACCAGAGGTGTGCCCTCCGTCTACCAACAAGCCGAAAAACTCGGAGGGAAGTTCACCCGGATCGTAAACGGGTTACCCGAAAATTCCATCGCGAATTTCAACCCTTCTGTAATCAAACACAATCAGAACACGTACATCGCGTGGCGCTGCCAACCCCAACCTTTTGGGTTCAGGCACGACATGAAATACTTTTACTTAAATGGGCGACCTAATGATATCTACATCGGTATGCTTAGTCCGGATGACGCGAGCATTATCGGTACCAAAAAACTGAGATCTAAAAAACATCGTCTAAGTTACGAAGATCCTCGTTTATTTAAAGGTCCAGACGACGGGTTGTACGTACAATTCGTAACTTCTACATACGCCAGTCGTTACGACAAACATACAGATAAACTTTTTAATCAGCCCAAAGTTTCTGTCTGCTGGGTAAACGATAACTTTGAAGCTGTTCACTCCGCTACACCCCCGATTGGAGAAAATCTCCATCCGGGTAAGGCAGAGAAAAATTGGTGCTTTTTCCCTAGGAACGGAGAGCTAGCGTGCTTGTACTCCACGCGGCCATTGATTGTTGAGAGTGAACGGACCCCTCGAATTGAACTTAATACGGATGTTTTAGACCAAGTAACTAAAGGCGCACCGACTTTTAACTCGACAGCTCCGATTGATCTCGGTTACGGGTATTTAATTTTTTATCACTGGAAACATACAACGTTCTCAGAAAATGGAAAACC